CAGAATATGACAGGATTCTTGAATGTTGCGCCTGCCGTGAACATCTTCAAGAGTATTTCATCCATAAGTGCCTTGGTCAGCCTTGTCGAGCCTGCCGCTACCGTATTAGATGCCATAGCTGCCGCTGCGATCATGCCCCTTGTCTGATTCGGTGTGTCGCTTGTAGTGGAGATGGCATAAGTTCCCTGGAGGAAATGCCATTCAACTTTACGTGCGATCGCTTCAAGAGCCTTGGCGATCTGCCAGTCTTTCTCATTGATTACGCTGTTTTTAGCGCCTACTGTGTTGATACCTACAAGCCTGCCCTGATTTGCCATCTTAACGTATGACAAAAGGACTTCTTCCTGGAATATCTGCACAACGTTTTTTAACTCGGAACGAACGTAGTTAATAGGTGTTACCCCTGTTATTGATTCATTCTCTGTTATTGTTTCCTGTGCGAGTGATTCATGATCATACTCACTTGCGGTCGGGAACTCGAAATTTGTAGTCATTCTTCCGCCTGTCAATCCGCCTATCATAGACAGGAACGGTGTATTGATCATGTCGGATGTGAATAGTTCTCCTGTATAGTTTGGCAATCCCCAGAGGGTACCAGTGGCTTCGTTACTCATTGTAATTCTCCTTTATTTACGCATAAAAAACAGTTTGTTCTTCAGCGTCACTGCGGTGACCGTATCTCCTTTCTTGACAGCGTCGTTATATTCTGCCTGTAGAGATTCGATCTCGGTCACATTGTTTGGCGGTGGATTTGCGCCGCCCTGTGTGTTTGCCTTTTTGATTAGTGGAAATTCTATCTCAAGTGCTTCAACTGCTTCTTTTAGGCCTGTAACCGATCCGTCATCCGCGATCTTCACCTTTGACTTGTCGAGTAGACGTGTTACGAGCTTTGTATCATAGCCGTCAAGGCTCTTGATCTCTGCCTGTAATAGTCTTTCATTGGCTTTCTGTAGTGCTGCGGTCAAGGCGCTTTCTTGATTTGCCTTATAGGCTGATATGTGTTCGTCTTTCAACTCATCCTCGTCTTTAAGCCCTAAAAAAGCCTTAAACTTGGATTTTGTTTCTGCGAGTTCCTTTTCAGCCGCTTTCCGTGCAAGTCTGTTCTCTTTTGCTTCTTCCCGAATCGTCTTGACGTAATCCTCGGTAAAAGTCTTACCTGTTGGAGTTTCATCAAGGACTTCTTTTTCTATCTCTGGCATATCAATGCCCTCCTTTGCCATTCATGGCACTATGTATATTTACTTCAATATAACACATTTTGTACGGTTTTACAATGTTATGGTTTAACTTTTTCCATAGCAATTTTTATCTGTTGGTATCTTTCACTATCGGCTTTCTTCATGCTCCTAAATGCAGAAAATGTACCAGGAGTTTCGTTCGGCGCGAGTATCTTAGCTTCTTCCCATAGATTACGGTCATATCTTCGTAGTGTTTTCTTAGCCTGATCGCGGTTATACGCTTCAATACTTGCCTTTTTATCCTTATCGATAGTAAATGGGCGATTGCTTTCCTTGCGTTGCTGCTCTGCGTTATCATCAAGTTCCTCGATATAAACTGTCGCCGAGTGGGTACAGTTCGGATGTATGGTGGAATATCCACCTGAAAATGCTTCATCCAATTTCGGGTATCGTGTGTCATTTCCTGAAATACTATATATTCTGCCCTCGTAAACGGAGCAGTTATGTGTTATAATGTTATTAGCCACATACCAATGTGAGTTTGTTTGGAGGTCATAAACATGTCCAGTAAACGTATCAACATTAACATCGATGATCTTATCTCTCGTTACACTGCTGGCGAGAGCGCGAAAGAGTTGTCTACCGCCTTTAATGTCAGCGTCCCATGGATCCGACAAAGGATTAAAGAACGAAACGCATTTCGCCCGTATGATCATAAAGTTTTGTCTAAGGAACAATCCGAGACACTTACTAATCGTTACGAAAAAGGCGAAACAACCTCTCAACTTGGCATTGCGTATGGAGTGAGTGGAAGAGTTGTTTGTGATTATCTTAAGCGTGCTGGCGTAAGAGCTAGACCTGTTTCTTGTGGATTTGCTGCATGGAGGAAAAATTCTACCTTTGAAGAACGCTCTGAAAAATCTAAAAATGGATCCGTTGTCACTTATAAAAATTCTACTAAAGAATTTAGGGATAATCTTACTAAAGCCGCCCATATTGCATGGACTGGATGCCATCATACTGAAACTTCCAAAATTAACGGTGCCATTAGTAGGGCAAAGAAAGCCGAATCTGGTTCTGTTAATGAATTGGTTGTTGCAAAACAACTTACTGATTGTGGCATAGAGTTTAAGCATCAAACCGCTATCGGTCCTTACAATGTTGACTTTACTGTTAAGCGAACCGTAAACGGTCATGTTCTTGAGGATATTGTTATCGAAGTCACTTCTGGATGGGCTCGCAAAGCAGTCCATACTCAAAACTGGCGAAAAAGATTCGCACAAATCATCGATGCGGGATTTCACTTGTATATTATTTGGCTTGATACCCGCACAGGCAAGCCACCTGTTGACATCAATTTCACGGAGGACTTCATCTCCTGGCTTAATATCCTTGAGCATACACCATCCCTTAGGCGTCAATATAGAGTGTTCTGGCGTTCCTGTAAGGTTATTGCCAGCGGCTGTGCTGATGCTGACGAGATCGCCGCTGTATTCTCTACGTATCCCAAGGTTTGATTTAGGACCACTTACAATAGTGTTTCCTGTCACACATATCGGGCATGTCGAATAGTGACTTGTTATCTGCACTAAATCCCCACCCATATCCTGTACCGCGTTTATAGAACCCTTATTTGTCGCTTCCCTTGTGGTAGTTCGTGCAACCGTGGAAGCATATGAATCAAGTGATATTTCCCTGCCGTTCTTGTCACGAATCGCTGTAATGCCGTTTTCGGACAGTTTCTTTAAGAGATTGGCTTTGGTCTGCTTGACCGTATCGCCCGCCGATAACTTCTCTGCAATCGCTTCAAGGCCCGCCTGGCGCAAGTCATCCGCTATTCGTCTGCCGACGTACTGTGTGGCATCCTGTAATTGCCCTGTCGCGTTATCTACGAGGTTCTTAAGCACCTTTTGATTCAGAGCGACATCACCGACCTTTATATTTGCCTTACGATATGCTTCGTATGCCTTTTCTGCACCAGAACCGTAAGATGCGGGTATTTCTTCCGCTACCCACTTTGCGGAGAACTTATCCAATGCCTTTAGTTCCTGATTGACGTCGGCAAGGACCGCCTTTCTGTATACAGTCGAGTTTCCCTTAAGTTCAGATTTTGCGATAATATCAATCAGTTTTGATTGCGAATCTTGGTAGGTCTTTATTAGCCGAGTGATGTTTTCGGGTAAAACTTTCATTCAGCCGATTCCTCGCCTGTACTGAATGGCGGTGTAATCATTGGACTTACTGCCATTTCATCGTCAAGTATGGATTCGAGTTCCATCTGTGCTGCTGCGTCAGATTTGTTGTCTAAGACCTTTATAGCCGACAGCACACTTATGGTAGCTTTATTTCCTGTTCTCATCTGCATTATTTCTGCGGTTTCTTTGTCATCCGCAGGCAATCCATCTTCCCATTGAATCTCTATTTTCTTGTCGGTAAGATTTAATCCGTTGATTTGCGAACATAGTTTAATAGCTTTCTTTAGTGCGGGATCGAATCTCATTCTTATTCGGTTGACTTTGGCTAATGGCGACATCATCAATCTTTTAAGCGCGAATCCGCTTATTCCCTGCCCGCTGACGGATGACATATCCCCAAATATCGCGCTCCCCATTTCAGAGATCGTGTATAGAATGTTTATCAGCTTTTCGACTTGTGTGAAAGCAGCTGTAAGCTGACCATCCCATGTAATGTATGCGACGTCTGGATCTTCTTTGGTATCTCGCGGAAAGTAGTTCCCCGCTTTCAATCTCCATTCCTTGGTTCTGGGATCCTGCTCCAATGAACTTTGCGGACCGCTCATGCTTGGTGAAGCGTGTTTGTCGAGTATTTTTGAGATCTGTCCGATACGCACCATGAGTTCGGCTATGATGCTGTCTATGTCCGTGTAATCATCCAACCCCGTCACCCTGTCACTTGTTATGACATTCGATACGGGAATGATGGCGAAGTCGGATAGACCTGTTTTGGTAATGTTAGAAGATATGAGCTTATCTATATTCATACTGTCTAACTTATACAATCTTTCCTCATAGCTCCCCTTAGAGTGTATCTGCACGGTGAGAAACGTATCATCGCCCTTGGCAGAAGTCCATGCGAGGATGTGATATAAGACTTCCTTGATATTCCTCTCATTGACTATAGGAAACCATATAGGAGGCTGTGTCAGGTCGATAATCCCCTTTCCGTCTTTTTCGCGGATAAGGAATATTCCGTCACCGTATCTCGATACGTCAATAGCCACCTGATAGCTCGTATTGAGTAATTCGGAGCGGTCTGAAATGTCATTCACCCTTAACTGTTCCTTGCTTTCAGATTCGCCACAGGTGATCACGGGAGCTTCGCCCAATAATAGGTCGGCTATCTTTAGCGACATGACCTTTTGGAAATTCAGCACGATCGGGAACGATACAGCGCTCTCAAAGTTGCCTATAACGCGCTCTATTCGCTTAAGGTCCTCCGCGTATACTTCCATATGTCCGCCCTCGAATAATGCGCGGTTTGACGAATACATATTAAGCCTGTCCGATTCGCTTATCGGAGGCCACTTCTCACCCTTATTAAGAAAGTCAAGATTTGTTAACATTTTATACCCCCTAAATCGCGACCGTTACAGGTCCGCTCTTATTCTTAAATTCATCTTCATAGGCATATCTTAAGGCATCTATCAAGTGGTTATTCTTCTCGGTCGGTATTGGCACGACTTTGCCCTGTATCTCTTTCCATTGGTACAACTGAAACTCATTTTTAGTATACTGACAACTCGGATCAATTACAATGGTCTGCTGCTGTAGCCATTGTATACCAAATACAATACTATCCTTGCCCTTTTTCGCGCCTACTGCCATTATGCCATGATTCCGCAGTTCCTGAATCGATTTAGGCTCGGCAGAATCACATATGACATACTCATTTCCGATTATAGGTTTAAGCTCCTGTGCTAATACATCATTAGTCAATCCGCATTGATGTATTTCGTCTAAGATATAAATAGTCTTATGATTTCTGTCATAGTGCGTTCTGATGTGCGCTGCGGGATCTGATGCGAACCCAAAATCCAATCCGTTCTTGTAATTATCTGCTGTTTTGCGGATCTCGGAGCAATCCTCGACTTTCCAATTCTTGAAGATCACAGCGCCCAAAACGCCCCAATTACCGTTGACATACACATTGCGGTAATACTCGTCGGTTTCATTCTCTAATCTGTCTTTATCATCTTGCGTCAAAAAAGCATTATCCCTGTAAGTTGTCTTTAGAATTGAAATATCCTTGTCGTGGTATTCTGTCTTGGAATCATCCCACATCTTAAAAAACTCTGTATACAGCCATGATGTTTGGAGTATGGGATTGAATGATAAGGTTATCCTTTTAACGCCCTTAAATGCCGATATACCCCTTAATCGCTTTGTGAGTTCCTTATAGTCCTTATATTCGGCTTCTGTCGCTTCCTCTACCCATATATCCGTTATTACTCCTTTTGCGGGAGTAATGGATTTCAGCTTCTGCACATCATCAAGACCGCATTGGAGTATCTGATAGCCATTCGGGGCGGTAATAGTCATGTCGGTTTTGTTTATGGTAAACTTCTTTTCAAGATTCATCCCTGTAATGATTTTGTTGATTTCGTTATATGTCGACTGCCTTAATGTTTTGGCAACGTTTCTGATTACAAGGTAATTTCTCCCCTGGAGTATGTCTAATACGGCACGCTGTGCAAGGAATACGGATTTACCAGACGAAGAACCGCCAAAGAATATCTGTATTGGTGTCTGGTTATTCAGATATGGAATGTATATTTTATTCATAGAAAGTTCAATATCCATTATTCACCTTTGATTATTATGTTAATTACAGAATCTCCGTTTTGCTCTGTCGGTTCGCCCATTAAAAGAAGATCTAATTTCATAAGTCTTTCAAGATCGCTTACATTCTCTGGCCCTGCTTTACCCTTGCCGAACTTCTTATACCAGTCGTCTATCGCTTCCTTGATAATCTTCCTGTAATCGGCTTTTTGATTCAATACGGTGGTATTGGTTTTCTGCTCCATCCTTTTGGTCAACTCGATATTTCGCTGTGTGATTCTGTCTTTCCAATTAAATCTTCTGCTCCATTCTTTGACCGTGGTAAGGCTTGGTAAAGATAAAGCAAGGCTTTGGTCAAGTCCGTTAAGTATTGATTCGCGTAACTTGGCAAGGCTCCTGTTTTCTCCCATGGCATAGTAAATGTCGAATATCTTTTGATGATGGAGTTCTTCTCTTATGGTATCACCTCTTTTAATAAATATACACTTTCAATATACCACTTTTTTAGCCTTGTGTAAATGAAAAAGCGCAACCCTTTGATTGCGCCTTGTAATTTATTTATATTTTAGTAGTTTTTTACCTGTGTTCCGTATACACCTCCTGCATATCCCCGTATATGGTATTGCCCCGCACGTCGAATACCTGTATGATTCCCGCTACGATCCTGCTTTTCTGATACCTCTCCCCTGCTTTCTTCCATTGATTCTCTGCTTCCTTTATCGCCTCCTCCTTTGTCTTGCAGATCGTTATGAACCGCTCTGAACCGCCGTTATACTCGACTACCGCCACGGCATACTGCTTATACTCGGACATACTCAATAGTGCCTTAAATAGCCTTTCTGTGACGTAGTCGGGCGCTACCCTCACCCCCGCTTCCCAATTCTGTAAAGTCCTTAATGGGATCCCGAACATATCCGCTACATCTTTCTGTTTCAATCCGCTCT